TTTTTGGTAATTCCAAAGAATAGCCATATTTCATAAGAGCTCCTTGTTTAACAGATTTTATAACTTTATATTTTCTACTACCGCCTCTAGAAACTCCTTTTCTACCTTTTTCTTTAATACATTTAGATGCGACATAGTATTTTTTACCAGATTTTCTTACAGCAGTATAAGATTTTCTTCTAATATAACCATAAGCACATCCTGATTTATAACTTTTTTTACTCTTTGATTTCATTATTTATAAAATAATTTAAAGAAATAAAATATTTATTTTTTATTAAAATTTAAAATTTTACTAAAACTAAATTGTATTTTTTTATTTTTACTTTTTTTAATTTCACTTTTTATAGCTTCTTTTAATTCTTTTATATCATTTTCTAAATTTTTTATTTTATTACTTTTTTTACTTACAACTCTCTTTCTACTATTTTTTAAATAAGATTTATCTTTTAATTCATTTAATTGTTTCTCTTTATCTTTTAATTTTCTTTTGTAACGTTTTAAAAATCCCCAGTCTCCATACCCACAACTTGCACATACTTTTTTTGGAATTTTCTTTTTAACACATTTAGATTTTACATAATAATTTTTACCATTTTTACTAACTTTATATGATTTCCTTTTTACATAATAATATCCACTTTCATAATCACTATTTAATACTGGATATGGACATTCTAACTTTGATTTTTTTCTTCTTGATCTACTCTTTGATTTCATTATTTATAAAATAATTTAAAGAAATAAAATATTTATTTTTTAATTTAAAATAAATATTTAATAAATATAAAAATGTCAAAAATACTTGATCATTTATATTTAGGTAATATTGATAATCTTAATAATATTGATTTTATAAAAAATAATAATATTGAATTAATTATTAACTGTGCTTCTGAAGTTATCGTTCCTCCTTATTATGAAAATATGAATATTTCTATTATTAATTTAAAATTATATGATGATCCGCTACAAAAAATTTATTTTAATTTATTAAATGATATCTCTGATAAAATAGATTATTTTTTAAAACAAAAAAAAGGTGTTCTTGTAAATTGTTATGCTGGTATCTCAAGAAGTTCAACTTTTGTAATTGCTTATCTTATGAATAAATATAATATGAATTTAGATGATGCCTATTCTTTTGTTATTAATAAAAGATTAATTATTAAACCAAATCCTGGATTTTTAAAAATTCTTAAATCTTATGAAGATTATTTAAAAAGAGGTTATTAATCTAAAAATATTCATTATTTTATAAATGTTATAAAATAATTTATAGAAAGCTTAGCCTTATAAGATATAATTTTTTTGAAATAAAATTTTAAAAGGATTTAGTCCTTTTAATTTATAATAAGTTTATAATCTACTTTTTTATATAACTCTTCTATCATATTCTCTATTTCATTATTTATTTTAATATATTCTTCTTTTTCTTGTTCATCTATATTCATCTTTAACTCTTTATTACTTATTTTTTCAGATGCCTCTTCTAATTTCTTTATCATTAATAATAAAAATGGTTTATTATGAAAACACATATATTTATAATATTTATAAAAATGATTTACAATATTTAATATATATTTAATTTTATTTTTACTAGTCATTATTTGTTTATCTCTATATATTAATATTCCATATTCTACAGCTACTATTGAAAATTTTCTATCCATATCTACATATATATTATTTATAATTTCATCTATTATATCTTGATATAAACTATTTTGTAAGATATTATTCATCTCTTTTCTAACTATCTCTTTATATACTAAATATATAATCTCTATCTTTCTCATTAATCCAATAAAAAAATAACTATTTCTTATTGTTATACTAGTTATATTTAATATATCTATTTTTTTATCTGGTATTATCATTCCATATATTGACATCGATATTATATTTATAAATCTACATAATGATTCTAATTCTGTTGTCAAATATATTAATCCTTTACATATAAAATTATTATTATTATCTACTATTTTTATCATTATCATATTTTTATTTACATTATAATCTAAATTTATTTTAAATTCATCTTTATCTATAAAACCATTCTCTATATTATAATTCATATGTTCATTACATACATACCCTTCTTTTATTTTATTATTACATCTCTCATAAATATAATTTTCTATATTATTATCAAGAGAGTTTTTATCTCTTTTAATTTTATTATATCCACAACATCTATATTCATTTCCATTATCTGTATATAATTTAAATTTTTTATTATATAAAATTTCATTAATATTAAATGTTAAATATAAATTATTACATTTGTATTTACTATAATCATTATTTAAATTATTCTTCAACAAATCTGTAATTGTCATCTTATATTTCAAATATATATTATAATTATTATAATATATATTATTTTTCATTTATCTATTTTTTAAATGAATCTTTTTTCTCTTTTAAACAGTCTTATATAAGATAATATTATCTATAATTTCAATATTACCTATAAACATTCTTTTACAACAATATCTTTTTATATTCATTTTTTCTAATATTTCATTTGATGTATATAATTGTTTATCATCTTTATCTTTTAATTTTAATAATCTATCATAATTTTCCCATAAATGACCAATAGTTTTATTACATGTAAAACATCTTACAGGAATTATCATTTTTATTTAATATATTACTAATAATATATTTTAATAATTTTAAATAATAATTTTCAATTAATTATCTCTTTTTATTTTATTTAATTCAAATAAATGATTTTTATATAATAAATAAAATTTATTATAATTAAATACTAAAAAATGTCTGAAAAAAACTATGTTTTTGCTTTTGAACCTGGAAATGATTTTATTTATGATAGTCATGGTAATATAATTTACGGAAAAGGATATATTGGAGCTAAAAGATTACCTCATAAAAGTAGTGGATTAGATGCTATAGATTTTACAGATAAATATGTAGAAATAGATGATAAAATAAGATTAGATTTTTTAAAAGATGATAATATTTCATATTCTTATGAAATAAATTTAATAAAACCTGCTCTTGAAGAATATGAGAAGGAGAAACATGTTTCCCCTTTAAGTTCTAAAAATAATTTAATTAAAAAATTAGATAAAATTGCAAAAAAATTTATTCCTTATATTTCTGATTCTTATCAATTAAAATATTTATTAGAATTATATAATATCTTAAAAGCAAGAAATGAATTTAAAATAAAAGAGAATGAAATGAATAATGATATTTATCCTAGTCTTAATGATTTTTTAAATTCAAAAATAACACGTGAATCTATTAAATATTATAAAAAAATATTTGAAAAAGAGGAAGATGAAAAAAATATTAAAGATAATATAAAATATATAACACAATATATTTTACATAGAGAATTAAAATCAAAAAAAAATATTCAAATAATAGTTGAACAATTAAAATTTACTAATATTCAAAATAAAAAACAAATATTAGAAAAAGTAATATATGAACTAAAACAAAAATTTATTGATTTTAATATATATATGGATCCAAATGAAACTTATATCTTTATAGATTGGTCTTAAAGAATTTATCAGTTAAATTCAAATAATTGATTTTTATAAATATCATTAAAAATAAATATATTATAATATATTTATTTTTTTTTAACACTAAATTAAACATGATTAGTATTCAAAATTATGAACTTGGAATAACTTTACGTTTTTATAATGGATTATTACATAATGAAGATGGTCCAGCTGTTTTTTATAAAGATGGAACTAAAGAATGGTGGTTTAATGGAATAAGACACAATAATAACGGTCCTGCTATAGTAACTGGAGGTTATTCAATATTTATTAAAAATGGAAAAGTAGATAGATATACAACAACATGGTCTCCTAATAATGGAGAAAAAAAAATTCTATTAGATAAAGATTTTATAATAAATTCAATTATTAGAATTAAAGATGTTCTTGATAAAACAGATAATATATTATTTGATTATAAGAATAATAAAGAACTATCTAATTATCTAAATAATTATAATATAAATCATTGTTATAAAGGTATTCTTCATAATTCTAATCATATTGATGAAAATGAACGTCCTTCTGTAATTGATAGTCATGGTTATAAATATTGGTTTATGTATGGAGTAAAACATAGAAATAATTTTTATGCATCTTATCATAATATATATAAAAGAGAAATTTGGTATTTTATGGGAATGACACATAGAGATAATAAACCTGCTGAAATGTATTACTCTGATGATTTTTTACATAGTAAAAAATGGTATAATTATGGATTATTACATAGAGAGAATAAACCAGCAAAAATTGATTATGGAATTAAAAATAGAAAATTATTTCAAATACAATATTATATATATGGTAAATTACATAGAGATAATGGTCCAGCTTTAATAAATTATTTTTATGATAATAATAATATTAAAAATATATTTTATGCATATTATAATAATGGTTTATTACATAATTTAAAAAATAATTCTTATTATGGTCCTCATATTAATGAATTTACTAAAGAAAATATAAAAGTATGGTCTATAAATGGTAATATTTACACTGAATATAAGTTTAATAAAATAATGAATATAGTTTATAAATTTATATATAAATTAAGAAGATATAGAAGATCACTTATTTTTAGATATATAAATAGAAATAAATTATTTTTATCTAAAACAAAAATAGATAACAATATATTAAATATGATTATAGATTTATTATAAGAGGGCTTAACCCTCTTAATTTTTTAAAGATAAGATGTCATATTTATTTCATTATATTTTATATAATGAGATATAAATTTATTTATTACTAAATATTTATAATAAAATTAATTGATTTTTTTAATTAAAATTATTATTAAAATCTTATGAATATTTCTTCATATCTGTTTTCAAAAACTATTTTATAAAAGTATAGTTATCTCTTATAAAATGGATTTATCTGAAGATAAATACAAAAATCCTCATGATGATCCCGAATATCATTTTAGATTAGATATTGATTTTAATAATATAATGACTAGATTAAAAATTTCTTTTCATTATTTAAAATCTATTAGTATCTCTTCTAATGATTTTATAGATACTCATCATTATGATAAATGTATTTATAAATTTACTAGACTTACATTTAGTAAAGAGAAACAATTATTTGGATTACCAGAGTATGAAGAATTAGAATACATAGATTTTTATCATAATACTGATAATATATACTGTGAAAAATATAAAAATTATATCAAACATTTTTATAAAGATACTAGAACCTTACATAAAATGTCTTATGTAAATGAAAAGAATCAAATACATACTAGCATTCCAGATAAACCTGCTGTATTTACATTTTATAAAAATGAAATGCTTGAATGTATATATTTCTTTAAAAATAATGAACTTCATTATGATAATGGACCTGCTGTAACTCATTATGATGAACACTCTGAGATTATAGGTAATTACTATTTTCAAGATGGTTTACTTCACAATGATCGCGGTCCTGCAGTCATAAAAATGAAACATTTTTATAAAGAAAATTCAAATGATTCTTATCATACACAAGATATAAGTGAATCTTATTTTTATAAAGGTGTTAGACATAACCCAGAATCTGCATCTTATATTGATCATCAAAATAAAGATAATGACAAATATTATGTTAATGGTATAGAATTAACTGCACAACAATTTTATTCAATAGATGATAAATTAAAATCATATAATGAATATAACATTCCTAGTTGTGTGAAATTAAACCATTTATATGATTAGATTATTTTTCTATATATATATTTGTATTATCATAAAAATATTTAAATACTATACTTTAAAAGTATAGTATTTTTTATTAAAATAAAGGGATTATTTCTTTTTAAATTTAAATAATTGATTATTAATATATATTATATATACAATATATATAGTATATAAAAAAATGTCATCTCTAATTGAATTATTAAATGAATCTTGTAAAGGAAATGGTATTAGGGGGACATCAATTGATATTTATAAAATGTTTGAAAAAGAAGTTAAAAAATATATTTCTTCAAAATTTATTAGTTGGAAATATGAAATAAATACTTTTAACTCAACAGCATATACGGAGCATGTATATTTTCTAAGTGAAAAAGGAAGTATTTTTGTTGTTCCTGTAATATTAAGAGGTGTTAATGGTGGTAGTCAAAATTTTCCATATTTGTGGGGAATCAATACTTCATTTATAGAACCACATATAATTGAATGTTATACAAGAGATAATTGCTATATTTCTAAATTTGAAAAAGAAGAAAGTTATATTATGACTAAGAATGATATTATGATTAAAAACTTTAAAAATACATATTTTTGTTCTTCTAAAAATTCAAATGTTATAAATGATTTTATAAATATCTGTGAAAATTGGATTCAAAAAGAAAATGATTTAAAAATTGAAAAAGATAAATATATTCATTTATCAAAAAAATATAAATTAGAAGAAGAAAATATAAATATAAAAAATAAAGCATATCAAGACGCTCTTGAATCAAATCTTAAAAGACAATATGAAGAAGAACTTAGAGTAATAAAATTAGAATATGAAGAAAATAATATAAGAATTAAAGCACAAAATGATGCTATTATTTCAAGTATAAAAAGAGAATATGAAGAAGAAATTAAAATGATAATTGAAAAAAATAATGAAGATAGAATTCAATATAAAAATGAAGGTTTACTTCAAAGAATTAAAAATATTTTTATTTAAATAAATAATTATATTTAAATACTATACTTTAAAAGTATAGTATTTTTTATTATAGAAAACTTTTAAATAAGTTCAAAAGAATTTTTTAATAAATTATCTTCAAATTTAATACAATCTATATTAGTTTTTATTTTATTTATTGATAAATTTTTTATAAATAATCCATTTATATCTTTACATCTAGACAATGCTACATACGTTTGAGCATTTTCAAATATTTTATCACCTATATCAATAACTATTTTATCAACTGTAGAACCTTGTAATTTATGAATAGTATTAGAATAACTCAATATTAAAGGAAATTGAAATCTAGAAATTTGAATATCATTATCTTCATAAATAAAATTATTTCTTTGTATAGTATATATTTTTTTACTATTTGTAAAATAAACTTCAATTTTATCTATCTGTCCATGATCATCTTCTATAAAATTTTTTATAATACCAACAGATCCATTAACTAAACCTTCTTCTATATTTAAATTAATTAATAACATAACCCTGCAATTTATTTTTAAATTTAATATTTTTGGACATGTAAAAATATTGTCATAATCTTTTTTATATAACTCATTTTTATCATATATATTTATATTTGATATCTGTTCATTTTTATTTTTATCTATATATATATCATTTGATTTTATTATAAATGTTAATGATTTTATAGAATCTAATTTATTTTTATTATAATTATCTACATCTTTTTTATTTGGAAAAATATGAATTGCATCTTCATAATCTTCTTTTTTAAAATTTTCTATCATTCTAGATTTTAATATCTCTATATCTTGTTTTGTATGTTTATTTAATCTTAATCTTTGTAATAATTCTATATAATTATTTAATAAATTACCTTCTCTATCCATATATCTCCATGCTTTTTTAAGATTAATATTAACTAAATTTAATTCATTCCACATATTTGAATCAAATATAAAACCATCATTAATAGGAGGTAATTGACACATATCTCCACTTAAAATTAATTGTATTCCTCCAAATGGTTTATTATTATTTTTTAATATTTTAGCTATACAATTTAATAAATCACCATAATTTAATCCTAACATGGATACTTCATCTATAATCAACATTTCTATTTCTTTCCATCTTTTTAATAATCTATTGTTTGATTTAATTTTTTTAACCATTTTATTTATATATTCTATAAAATCTTTTTCAGTGTCTATATATAATGGTAGTATAACTCCTGAAAAAGAATGAATAGTTGTTCCTCCTATTAAAAATGAAGATATTCCAGTAGTTGATGTTAAATATGTATTAATATTTCTTTTTTTACTTTCTTCATAAATTTTTTTAATTTGATAAGATTTACCTGTTCCTCCGATACCAGAAATATATACATTTTTCTTTTTATTAAAAATAATATCAAAAAAAGATTCTTGATTCATTTTATATAATAGTAGATATATGTAATAATATATTAATATTATAATATATTATTAAAGGATTAAGTCCTTTTTAAATCAATTAATTAAATAAAATTTACCCTTTATAATAAATATGTTTATATGTTTTATAAACATAATCATCTTTTTTTATTTCATTATCTTTTTGAATATAATTTTCATTTAATAATAAATCTATTTCTTGATAAGTAAAACATTTTTTTTCTATTATTTCTTGTTTATATAATTTTAAATAAGATAATGCATTAAAATACAATTCTAAAAATTCTTTATTATTATATTTATCTTTTAATGTTGTAGTTTCAATAATATTATGTAAAGAATGTAATATTGAATTAACATAATCTAATTGATCTAATTCTTGACTATTTTCTTTTTTTTCTTCAGCTTTATTATATAAAAATTCTCTATATTTGTATATTAATGGTAATATAATATCTACATTAGTAATAACAAAATGATAATCATTTTTTTCTTCTTTTTGTTCCATTGTATCAATTATAATATTTACTAATGTCATATCTTCATTTTCATCTTGCCAAATAGATGATTCTTTTTCATTTTTTATATCAATAGAATGATTATCATTTTTATAGATTAAAGGTTGAGAATCTAATTCTTTTTCTTTTATAGTAATTAATTCTTTTAATCTATTAACAAATAATTTTCTAAATGTTTCAAAATGTAAACTATTATTAGGATTATTTTCATTTTTACATATTTTAATTAATTTATCTAATAATGAACATAATTTAATATATTTATCATTTTTATACATTAGTGGTTGAGAATCTAAATATTTTAAATAATCAATAGCATATTTTAATATAGTTTCTCTACTTTCATTTATTATCATATTACATAATTTAACACCGCCTTCATCTCTATTTATATTACCAAATTCATCTTTATAAATTAAAATATTTCTACTTTTATCACTTATTAATAATTTATCTTTTAAAGTATTTTTATGAAAAAATTCAGCTAAAGATATACTATGATTTTTTAAATCATCAATATTCATTTTAGAATTTTGTTCTTTTATACATTTATTAGTTAGAGGAATTATATTTTGTATTAATTTATTTCTATTAACAATAGTTGAAGTATTAGTTGAATTATTATTAGTTATATTAGTAACATTAATTTTATCAATATATTTATCATGTATATTTTTTATTTCTGTTTCTAATTCTTTTATTTTATTTTTATATTCTGATTCATTTTTTTCATTTCTTTTCTTTTCTTGATCATAAAATACTTCTAACATCTCTATTTTTTTTTGTTTATCTATTATTTCTATTTTTAATTGTTCTATTGTCTTTTTATATTTTTGTATAGTTTGTTTTTCTCTTATAGGTGTAGAATTATCTTTCTCTTCTTTCTTATCATTTACTTTTCTTTCTATTAGTTTATTATCAATAAGTTCATTATTTAAATCTTTATCATTTGGTTTATTTTTAATTTGTATAGCTAAACAATATTTAGCTGTTTTTTGATGTTTATCTAGATTAGATTTGTTCCAAAATTTATTATTACAAAAACCACAATAATAATCTGTCATTCCTATAATAATATATACTATTATTTTATTTTTTATTTAATCCATTTTTTTTGGATTTTTTTTGGATCTGTGTTGGATTTTTGAATTAAAATAATTTTATATCTATTCATTACACTTATTTTCTATTAAACTTTTTTTACGGAAAAAAACATAAATAGGATAATGGTAATAATATATATAAGACTCATCCATCCATAATAACAATAATGAAAAACCACTAAGGGCAGAAAAAACCAACAAAATTTGTTGTGTTGTTTTTTATTTTTGGGTCCCCAAAATTTTTAAAAAGATCCATTTTTTATTATTCATATATTAGATCTTTTGCATCATTTTCTATTTAATATTTAACACAAAATATATATCCAAAAGATAATATATTAGATGTTTTAGATTCATTTTATAGTTAATTATAAATATCAATTTATATATCTAAAAATTTTTATTTTGAATATATAATATATATAATATTTTTAGATTATTTACTATTTAATATTTAAGACATAATATATATCCAAAAGATAATAGATTAGATCTTTTAGATTATTTTATACTTAATTGTAAATATGAATTATATATCCAAAATCAATATTTTAGATATATATAAAGTGGAAAAAGAAGAATAAAATGAATTAAAAATGATTAATAAATAAAAATGATTAATAAATAAATGAAAAATATATAACTTAATTAATTATATAAATATAATATAATATTAGGATGTTAAAACAATTTCATCAAAAAATAATTGATGAATTTTCATCAATTAAAAAAAATCAATTTAAAAATATTGATCAAGTATTTGAAAATATAATTGAGTCTGAATGTAAGGAAATTAATTTAATAAAAAAAGATAGTTTTATATCTAAAAAATATATTGAATTAAAAGAATATTTAAAAAATGAAAAGAATGATGTAGAATGTCTACAACACATAATAAAAATATTATTTAATCTTTATACTTTAAAATATAAATTACATTTAATTTTAGGAGAATATAATATAGACTATAAAATTTATATAAATACAAGTATAAGAGAAAATAATTGGTATTCATTCTGTTTTGATAATAAGTATACATTTAAAGATAGTTATCAAATATTATTTCAAATAAATAATATAAATCACTTTCATTTTCAGCATATTATTTATGATAACTTAAAAAGAATAATTTTTCCTTTGGAAAAATCGGTTTTTCTTTCAGAAAAATTAAGTAATAATGACTTATTTATACCTTTTATTTATAATATGAAAGAAGATTATGATTTATATAATATTATGAGTTTAATTTTAAAAGAATGTAATAATAATATATATTTGAAAGGAAAAAAAGATAAAAATACTTCAGATATTAATCTTTATGATTTTATATTATTAAAAACATCATTTGGAAAAATAATGCAATATACATCTGATCATTTTTATAATCAAGAAAAAAATGAAATTATATTAAATAAACATAGATCATTAAAAGATATAGGGGAAATTATTTTATCATTAAGAAATAACTATGATAAAGTAAAAAATAATATTGAATATAGTGATAATATAATACCTTTAATTGAATTAAATACAGATATAAATCAAGGTGAAATAAGTTCATTAGAAGAATATATATTAAAAAATGTATTAGAACATCATTATAATAAGATAGAATTTTTAAATAATATACCAAATGAGATAAAAATAAGTGATTTTAATTTAAAGAATAAAAGTCAAATGTATTCATTATATGATTGTATTGATATATATTTAACATCAATAGAATTAATAAGTAAATTAAAAAATAAATTTATATCTAAAGAGTATATTTTAAATGAAAATGAAAATAAAGATAAAATTTATAGAGATATAATTAATAAACAAAAAATATATAATGATGAATTATATGATTCATTATTATGTATCTATAGTAAATTATATTTAATGATTTATTATATAGACCTAAATGAATTTGTAAATAGTAATATATATAATTATTTATATAATGATTTGAATAATAATTATCATTTACATAAAATTAATCAATTAAGTTTTATTAATAAATTTGTTAAATATATTTCTACTTATATTAAAGATAATTATTTAGCTAATAGTAAAAATATTTTATCATATGATAATAATACTATTTATAAAAAATATTATAATTATAAACCCTGTTATACATTAAGACAAATAAATAGTTTATATGATTCAAATAAAAAAGATTTATTATTTGATATATTAATAAAAGTATTATTTGGGTATATTAAAGATAAAGATATTTTAGAATATACAAAAAATGAAATAAATTCAATTATAAATAATAATATCTATGATCATCAAATTTATTTTAAATTTAATTTATTAATTAAAAATAAAGATCAACAAATATATGATAGATCATTATCAAGAATAAAAGATTTAAATGAATTTTTTAATTCTAAATATATAAAAAATAAAGAGATAAAATCAACTGAATATAGATATTTAGATTTTGGAGGAGGAGATGGACAATTATGTTCATCAATTAGTAAACTTTTAAATTTAAAAAAAGAAAATTCAATATGTATGGATATAGCAAGTTGGTATGGTCATGAGAGAGATAATACATATGATAATATAAGATTTGAATTTATAAATTCAAATTTAATAAATGGAATAAAAAATGGAGAATTAAATTTAATAACATGTTTTATGGTATTACATCATATTAAACATTATGATAGTATATTAGATGAATTTTTTAGAATATTAAAAAAAGATGGTATTTTAATAATTAGAGAACATGATTGTGAAGATTATTTAGATAATATGTTAATAGATGTAGAACATTCATTATTTGAAACTACAATAGAAAGAAAAACAGATATTGAAAATTTAAAATTTTTAAATTCATATGAAGCTAATTATTTTACTAAAAAAGAATTAAATGAAATAATAATAAAAAAAGGTTTTAAAGATATTACATCTGATATTAATAAAAATTTATATAATATTAGAGGCCCTACTCGTTATTATTATTCTATTTTTATAAAAATATAATCTTTTATATGGTATTAAGGAAAATATATATCAGAGGACTTGTCCTCTTTAAAATATATATATATATTTTATTCATGATGATCTCCATAATCTATACCTTCCATATTTGGACTTCCATCAGCCAAATTTCCACCATAATCTCTATCAAATCTATCTTCTTTATCTAAATAATCATATTCACCGTATCTAAAGTCATGTGAAGTTCTTTTTTCAAAATCAGGATAATAACCATAAAAATGATAGATTGGTTTATTAGATTTAATAGGAGAATATCTAAAATTATCAGGATCTAAATTTATATTTTTAATAGAATATTTAGATCCTTTTCCTCTTATTTTTTTACATTTACTTTTAGATTTAATTTTAGATATCTTTTTACATTTACTTTTAGATTTAATTTTAGATCTTTTTTTAGATTTAATTTTAGATTTAATTTTAGATTTAATTTTAGATTTAATTTTAGATATCTTTTTACATTTACTTTTAGATTTAATTTTAGATTTAATTTTAAAAGGTGTTTTTTCTCTATTATATATTTTTTCTCTTTTTAAATAATGAAGAAGATTATCATAACCTTGAATTATATTAGATGACTTTCCCTCTTTATTATTTAAAATAATTTTAGGGACGATTATATTATTATTAGGATTAGGAAATTTTTGAAGATATAATTTTTTAGAGTATTCATCATTAATTTGATTTTCAATATAGGATATATTATTAGATTTTAATAATTCTTTTGTTAAATAACAATATGGACAATATGCAGTTGTCCATATAATAGCTACATTATCTTTATTCATTATATATAATATTCATTATATATAATAATTTTTGTTTATAAAAAATATATTTTTTTATTCTTTATTATTTCGTATTGATTCTATTCCTTCTCTCATTGATTTTGGAAATCTAGGAATACCATCATTAGTAAAACCAAAATATTGAACCCATAATTTAGAACCAATAAAATTTTTACCTATTTTAAAAAGTTCTTGTCTTTCTTTTTTAGTTCCTTTACTTTGAACATTAAAAGTTTTATTATCTTTATTTTTACATATCCAAACAATAAGATTTTCATTATTACCTGAAGTATCTACTTCACTGGTTATACCTACAATTTCAAATTCATCATCATCAAAATTTTTATATTTTAAAAGATCATAACTTCTAAATTTAGGTTTATATATACCATCAGCATTTCTTAAAATAGAACCTTCATAGCCATTATTAATATTTGACATATGGGAAGATTCAATATTATCTTTATTATAACAAATAAAAGTTTCAACTTTTAAAATTTTATTAAAGGATACATCTAATTTAATATTATTAATAATATTTAGTCTATCAGAATATTTTAAGTCAGCTACAACATCATAAATATGATATTGAATTTTATTTATAACTATTTTATCTTTATCATTTAATTTTTTTTTTCTTAATATACCATAATCTTCAAATTTAAATTCTTTATGAACATATAATTCACCATCTAATGGATATTGTAATTTTAATTTTAATAATTCTTTATATAATTCAGAATCATATAAAATAGTAAATTCATTACCAGTTCTACTTGTTATTTTTTTAGTAAAAGGATTAAATATCATTCTATAACCATCTAATTTAGGTTGAATATAACAAGGATAACTTAATTTTTTTTCATTTTTTTTAAATTCTTGAGCTAACATAGGTAATACGATTTCGTCATCTTTATATAATGAATTATTAGAAGATTTTTCATCTTCTATAATTTCTGTAAGAGAATTTGTATTTTGAAAATCATTTAAATTGTAAGAATAACCTTCTTTAATTTTTTTATTAATTTTAGATTCAGCGTCATTAATAGCTTGTTGTAAAAAAGTAGTTTCATTTTTTTTACCGATATTTTTACCAGAAGATATATTAGTAATAGTATCAATTAATTTACCATTTAAATAACCATGAGATACTTTAATAGAAGCATGATCGATATTATTAATGACAGATATATTCCAAATTTTAATTTTATGATTTTTATCAGAAGAATAAAGAGTGATAGTATTCATTTTAATTTTTAAAAGAAGAATATAATAATAAAAAAGAATCATTTAAATAAAAATAAAAATTAATTAGAAAAAGTATTAAAAGATTAAAAAATAATAATATAATAAAAAATGTTACCAGTATCAAAAAGTCAATTAATACATATATCAAGCGAAATTATAATATTATTAAGTTTAACATTTTTTTTAAACAGACAAGTTAAATCTGTAAAAAAAATGGTTATTGATACTAATAATAGACTTAATTCTATGGAAAGAGAATTTAATGATAAATTAAATGAATTAAATGATATAATTAGAAATAATCAACATCAATTAAATAGATATTCATTAATGTCTATGAGAGAAAAATTATATGATGATTCTCCAGAACAAATGTTTAATAGAAATACTAGAACATCAGAACAAGATTCTGGATTAAGAAAAAGAAAAATTAATATTAGACCCCATAGAGAGGAAAGTGAAGATGAATGTAAAGATAATGATAAATGTTTTATAAATAATACATCTGTAGCTACAGAATCAATGAAATTAAATAAAGAGAACTTGTTTTCTAATACACAAGAAAGACAAGAACCTCCTCAACAACAAAGAAAAAATCCAATATTAAATATATTACAAAATCCATTTGATATTTTAACTATGACAGTAGGTGTAAAAGATACACCAAAACCTAAAGCGGAAATACAAATAATAGATGAAGATAATGTAGAAGAGGAGGATGTAGACGAAGAACAAATAGATAATGATATAAAAGATGATTTAGAAGAATTATTAAATAATAAAAATTAAAGATAGCCAAAATATTATATATATAAATATATAATATTTGAAAATGAGTAATAAAGAAATAGTTTATGAAGATAATACTGTGATTGATAGTATAATATTAGATGATAATAAAAATATAATAGATAATTATAAAAAAAATCAAAATGAACATAATATTTATAATGAAGATGATAATGAAGATGAAGAAGATATAAGTTTAATAACAAAAAAAATGGCAGATATAGAAGAAGAAGTATATAGAGTATATTTAATATTAGATAAATATAGAGAAGAAAATAAATGTGTAAGTGATATATTAAAATATGTAGAATTAAAAGATGTATATAAATTAATATATCCTGATTATGAAGGTATATTTTAAATAGATAATATTTCTTTTTTATAAAGGGCTTAGACCTTATCAATATATAATAAAATATAAGATAAAGTTTGAATTAAAATATCAGATAGATCATCTTTTTTATTTTTATTTAAATTAAATATATAGTTAAGAGTTAATTGATCATTTCTTAAATTTAACAATTTATTAACTTCTTCACAGCTCCATTTTTTTCTTTCATATTTTTTAATTTTTCTAAGTTTATTAGTTTTATTATCAATAGTTTTAAGAGGAGCTCCTAAAATTCTAGTTTTATTTTTAGAAGGATAAATGATTACATTTTTAGAGTTTCTATATAACATAATAAAATAATTATGAATATGATTTTGAATGGTAGAAGCAATAAAGTTTTTTTTCATTTGTTTTTCAATTAAAATAATATCAATATCATTAAAATAACCTTTTTTATTTAATTCATCAAGATAATCAATTAAATTAATTAAAATTTTATTATCAATAAATTTAAAAGGGGCTCCATTAGTTATATCTTTTTTATCCATAATTTTAACTACACCACATTTAAATACTTCATTAATATAAGATTTATATTTATCAGTAGAAATTAAATCTTTAGTATATCTATCTTTTTTTTCAATAGTAGGGATATTTTTAACTAAATCGATATCATAGTATTCTTTACATAAAGATAAATTTTTAATACCTATATCAATAGATAAGATAGATAACATTATTTTAATTATAAAATATAATATTTATTTATTTATATTATTTTATATTTAAATGAATCAATATATTTTACGTTTTGACGGTGCATCAAGAGGTAATCCTGGATTATCTAGTTGTGGTTTTGTAATTTTAAATTATAAAGGTGATCCATTAACTAATAAAGATATATTATATAAAAAAGGTATGTTTTTAGGTTATAATATAACAAATAATCAAGCAGAGTATATGGGATTATTTATAGGATTAAAATTTATAATAGATAATAAATTAAATAATATACATATACAAGGAGATTCTCAATTAGTAATTAAACAAATTAAAAAAGAATCCAAAGTAAATAATGAAGTATTAAAAAAAATATATGAACATATAGAATATATGATGAATAAAATAAATATAATATCTATAAGACATATATATAGAGAAAATAATAGTTTAGCTGACTCTATTTGTAATAAAATATTAGATAATTTAGATTTATAAATCTTTTTAAAGAGAACTAATATATTTTTAAAGAATATATTATTTGAAATTATTATTGAAATAATCAATAATAATTTTTAATTTAACTTTATTTTTATAGTCATTCTATATTTATTTTAATTTATTTTAATTTAATTTATTTTAATTTAATTTAATTTAATTTATTTAAGAAAGTGAATTTTAAGATATTGTTGAAGACGGAAATAAGTCAAAGGAACAGCATTACCAGATTCATCTCTAGCGGCAGTTGAAGGATCATATTTCAAAAGATTTCTAAGACGATCATCACAACGAATTTCTCTTTGATCATCAGGATTAAAGAGATTATTTTCTTTAATATATTTACAGACAAATTTAGTTACATCTACACGAGTATAAAGTTTAGTGGGATCCCAAGCGGTAAATTTAGCCATTTCAGGAGAGATATGAATAGGTTTCAAAAAACCAGAAGATACGTTTTTCTTAGCACCATCTCTTTTAAATTTGAGAACTCTATTAGTGTCATTATGAAGAGTTCTAACAAGTTTAAGGAGACCTCTAAGAAGTTTAATACCTTTAACTTTTTTACCGGAAGAATTCAATTTTTCAATTTCTTCATTTACTTTAGTCTCCAATTGAGTAAAATCTCTATCAATTGACTCCTTATTAACCTCGCGTCTCTTTTTCTCTGTAGCTACAGTCTCTTGTTGAACTACAGGAGTTGCAGATACAGGTGTTTGGGGTTGTTCTGTAGCTTGAGTAGTATCTTTTCTAGGTTTTCTAGAAGTTTTCTTTTCAGCTACAGGAGCAGGTTGCTGTTGAACAACTACTTGAGCAGGTTGTTCAACAGCAGCAGTTTGTTCAGGTTTAACAGTTTTTCTAGGAGGCATTTTTGTATATATATAAAATTGGTTTCTTTAAACTTGTTTTAAAATAAAAATAAAGATAGTTTGAAGAGGAAAAAAAAATTATTTTTTTATGTGTTAAAAAATAAATTAAAAAATAAAAAAAATTGGTGAAGATGTTTGTTAGATAAAAATAATAAAAATATATTTATAATTAATAAATTATAAATATGAGTTATTTTAGTATATATGGATATATAAAAAGAAACAAATTTAAATATATGATAATAATATCAATAATAGTCATAATGTTATTATTTTTATTTAAAAATTTATCATCAAAAAATAAAGAAAAATTTTTAAATATAGCTAAAAATAAATATATAAAAACAAATAAAATATATAGAAAAATAAAAAAAGATAGTGACATCTATAATATTATTTATAATGATATTTATTCACCAAATGAATTTGATTTTAATGATACTAAAGATGAATCATTAAAAAAGAAAAGATTTATGCCTATGGTAAGTAATGGAGAAATGAAATGTAAATTATATTTAGAGAAAATATTTGATAAACCATTTGAAAAAATAAGACCTGATATGTTAAAAAATTCTGTTACAGGAAAAAATTTAGAATTAGATTTATATAATGATGAATTAAAATTAGCAATTGAATATAATGGAGAACAACATTATAAATTTTGTCCTAGAATACATAAAAATTATGAACATTTTCAGACACAGAAATATAGAGATGAAATGAAAAAAATGTTATGTCAAACAAATGGAATAACATTAATAGAAGTTCCATATACAGAAAAAAATAATATTGAAAATTATCTATTTCAACAATTAAATATAAAAGGATTTGGAAATAAATTAATTAATTAATCTATTTTTCTTTATGGAAAAATTAACCATATACAATTATCACTTAAATTATCTGATAACTGTATTTCATCATTTATTTTACATATATATTTACCATCTTTTTGTATCGTTATTTTATTTTCCGATAATTTATTAATTACAAATAAACTATTATCTTCGTTATAATTTGGTATTTTATCTAATATAGAATCAGTTGAACATAAAGTAGGTTTATCACAATCATCATCATTATTATTTATTTTATCAGAGGTCATGTCCTTTTCATCTTGAATAGAATTATTTAATTTATATAAACAAATTTTTTGATCATTAATATACATACAAATAGGATTATTATTTAAAAATAATTTATATTTATTTAAATTAGAAAGATAATTAATATTCCATTTACAATTATCATTAGATATAAAATCTTTTGATAAATGAGTAAACATATAAGGTAATAATGGTTTATTATCTATAAGAGACTGTATATCATAATAACCATTTAGATAAGAGTTATTTTCAATATTATTATAATGATTTTTTAGAATAGACTTTTTGCTAGGTTTAAGGTAAAAATAAATAATTAAACTAATTAATCCAATGAAAAATAAAATATAAAAAATTAAATTCATGTTTCTTATAAAGAATAAATAATATAATTTAAAAAAATAAATAATTGATTTTTTTAAATTTAAAGTAATAAAATTTATATATAATTAGGCTAGAAAACTAAATTCAAAGTCAATTAAAAAAAATCAATCTAAAATGTCATCTCGTAAAGGAAATAGATCTCAAAATACTCAATTAACTGATCCTATTAACTATGATACTAATAATATAATTTTTGATGAAGCAACTGAAAATAATATTCCAGGAAGTAAAGTTAAATATTATCGTATTAATGTAGCAACTAAAAATGAAGATGGAACTGAAGGAGAATTAATTCTAGGTTTAGATAAATGTATGAGTTATGGTGTTCAAGAATCAAGAGATATGAATACAAATGTATTAACTGGTTATTCCATTTCAATCACTTTAAGAGATAGAGATGGAGGAAGTGAAAGACAAAATAAAACAATTGATGTAATTGAATCAATTGTAGAGAAATGTAAAGATCATATCTTAAGTGTTAAGAAAACTATTGGAAAAGTATCAATTGATAGAAGTGATTTGAAAAAATTGAATCCTATCTTTTATAAATTAAACGATGAAGGAGAAAGAGATGAAACTGCTTCTCCTATGTTATATCCTAAATTAATTTATGCTAAAGAAAGAAAAGATGCTAAAACTGGTGATATTATTCCTGCTAAAATTTTAACTCAATTTTATCTTACCGATGAAGTAGATGAAAATGGAGAACCTTTAAGTGTAGATCCATTGCAATTTTTAGGAAAAAGAAGTATTTTGTCATGTGCATTGAAAATTGAAAGTATTTTTGTAGGTCAAGTTATTAAATTACAATGTAAAGTTGCTGAAGTTGATATTAAACCTGTAGAAACTAGATCTAAAAGATTATTAACTTCTGGTTGGTCTACTTATAATAAATCTAATATCTCTATTGACTCTAATCCTCTTCTTCAATCTTATGAAAATAAAGTTGAAGAAGAAGTTAAAGATGAAGATGAATTAGATAATAAAGAAGAATCTAAAGAAGAAGTAGTATTAACAGTTTCTGAAAAACAACCTGAAATTCAACCAACAACTACAACAACTAAGAAACCTGCAAGAAAGACTAAAGGTTAATTATATAAATTATATAAATATGATGTTAAAAATAATATAAAATAAATAATTGAAAAAAAATTAATACATATGTATTGATACATATGTATTATAAATTCTATTTAAATAAATAGAAAATATATATTATAACAAGTATAAAAATGGAATCAATAATTATCGAGAATAAAAGTGATAATGAAAATGGAATAAAAGTAGAAGTATTTGATGAAAATGAAAATTATAAATTATATCATTATAGTAATTGTTATAACGATTCATCAAATGATATAAAAAATAATAGAGGTATTATTATGAAAAATAATACTGATAAAATTTATGTAAAAACATTCAGTTTTACACCTGAATATTACTTTAAACAATCTGATATTAAAGATATAATTCAAAATTATATTGATAAAAAATATACATTTTTCCCTTCTTATGAAGGAAGTCTACTTAGATTATGGTATGATGATATTAATAATAAATGGATATTATCTACTCATAAGAAATTAAATGCTTTTGAATCAAGATGGGGTTCTAAAATGACATTTGGAGATATATTTTTAAATATATTATTTAATAATGAAATTACAGAATCAAATATGACTAGAAAACAAGAGATGTTAGAAGAATATAGTAATGAAAATTTAAATAAAAATCATATCTATACATTTTTAATTACAACATCTATTATGAATAGAATTGTTTGTAGAAATAAACGAAATGATTTATATTATCTTGGTTATTTTGATAGAGAAAATGATTTTAAATATATAATAAGTTCAGAAGATAATAATATTAATTTAGAATATAAAACTGAATCTGTAACAATTCATTTAAATATAAATTTGGTCAAACAAATCAATTTAGAATCATATGAACAATTAGAACAATATATTCAAACTAATTATTTAGATATATCAGATTATAATAAGACACAAGGAATTGTATGTTTTAATGAAGAAGGAGATAATGTAAAAATTATTAATGATAATTATGCAAGATATTCATTAATAAGAGGGAATGAACCAAATTTATTATTGAGATATATAGAATTGATGAAGAATAATGATAATGAAACAATTAAAGAATTAAAAGAATTATATCAAGAAAGTAGAGATTTTGAATATTATGATAAAACAATTTATCATATTAAGAGAAATTTACTAAGTAATTATATTAAAAGATATATACAAAAATCATTATCAATAGTTCCACCTGAACAAAATAGAATATTGGTAGATATATATAATTTATATATATCAGATCCTTCAAATAATAGAATTAGTTTAGAATATATTAATGATTATCTAAATAATTTATCAACTCCTCTACTTTATAATCTATATAAACAATATCAAAAAAGAAGAAGTCTATATGGAAATGGAAATTATGTAGATGAAGATACTAAAAAGAAAGTATTAAATTCATATTATAAAGAACAATAAAAAAATAAATATTATGTATCTTTTAAAGTGTTAATTTATTTATTTATAAAAAAAATTTATATAAGTATAAACTTATATAAATGAAAATATATACAATAGGAGATAGTCATTCTTATCATGGTTTTCAAAAGATATATAATGAAAGATATCATTTAGGTTCATTATTATGTTATACATTTGGAAAAGAAAAATTTAATAGATTTAATATAACTAATTATAAAGAAATAAAAGAAGGAGATGTAGTTATATTTTGTTTAGGAGAGATAGATTGTAGATGTCATATACATAAACATATAACAGAAGAAAATACATATAAAAATATAATAGATAATATAGTTCATAATTATTTAGAAACTATAAAATTAAATGAAAATTTATTATCATTTAAAATAAAAATATGTATATACAATATAGTTCCAGCTGTAAAAAAAGATTCAATTAAAAATAAAGATGTTCGTGAGAATGAACAATTTCCATTTTTAGGAGGAGATGAAGAAAGAAGAACATATGTATTATATTTTAATAAAAAATTAAAAGAGAAATGTAAAGAATATAATTATTTATTTATAGATACACATGATAAATATATTAATGAAGATGGATATTTAAATCATAAATATTCAGATGGTTTAATTCATGTAGATAATGGTATTTATATTGAGGAATTTTTAAAAGAAAATAATATCTTATAAATAAAGAAGTATAATATATATAAGTTTATAACTTATATATATAATTTATTTTTATTCTTACTTTAAATATAAGAAGAAATTAGATTACAAATATTTTTATCATTATAAAGAGTATTATTATTTAATGAAGAACTAATTAATAATCTTTTTTTAGTTAAAAATAAATTAGCTTTATTTTTAAATAAACTTAATATTTTATAATATTTATTATAATTTAATTTATTAGCATAAATATAATAATATCTTCTATTTATTATTACTTTTTTTAATTTATTATTATATTTATATAATATTTTAGCTGGACCATTTATCCTATGTTTTTGATTATATAGAAAATAACCTTCATATTTTAAATTACCATTATAGTCATATTCAATTTCAGCTGGTTTATTTAATCTATGAATTAAATCTTTAAAAAACCAAGTTTTATTAGATATAAATCCGTTATTAAAATATTCAATTATCGCGGGACCATTAGTTCTATGTATATAATCATTTTGATACCAATATTTAGATATAATTTTATTATTTTCATTGTATTCAATAATAGCAGGTTTATTAATTCTATGAATTTTACCGAATTTATACCAAGTTTCAGTTTTACAATATAAATTATTATAATAATTAGTATATTCAATAATAGAAGGTTTATTTTTATCAGTATTATGAATAACATCAAAATTATACCATAGATGTGATTTTATATTACCATTTTCATAATAATTTATTTCAGCTGGATTATTATCTCTATGAATTTTATTATGAACATACCATTTTTTAGTTTTAATTTGACCATTAGAAAAATATTCAATATATGAAGGTTCATTAAAATTATGTAAATCACCATAAATATACCATTTTTGAATTTTTATATTTCCATTTTCATGATAATGAATTACAGAAGGATTATTTATATTATGTAGTTTATTATTTTTTTTAATAGATTTAGATTTTATATTACCATTAGGATAATAAATAATTTCTTCAGTAATATCCATTTTTAAATATATATAAATTAAAAAATATGGTATATAAGATATAAGTTGAATAAAATTGTAAAATGAATTAAAAATCATTTAATTAATAGAATAAATAAAATGAATAGAATTAAGTATTATTAATGAGATTTACAATAATGATCAACCATAGGTAAAGAAGGATCATAAAGTTTTAATTCAGTAGCTTTTTTAATTAAATTAGAGAAGTTATTTATAAATTCAGGAGTAGTATGATTTAAATCAATATTAGGAGATAAAACATGAGCAATTTCATGTAGAGCTACATAAATTAACATATTATAAGGATAATAATTATTATTATTATCTTTTAAACATAAGTAAATTCTTTTTTTATCCTCTGTAAAAGATTCATTAGAAGCATAAAAAGATATATCTTTAATACGAGGATCAACAAGAAGTAAATCATTTTTAATTTTATATAATAGAGGATCAGAGAAAAGGACAACTCTATTAATATATAGAGTGATAAAAATAATTATAGCAAGAGAAAAAAAAAATAATAAAAATTCAAAATTGATGTCTGACATTTTATAAATCAATAATATAAATTTATTTTTAAATTTTTTCTTTTTTATTATAATATAATAAATAATAAAAAATGGACACTGATAAAAAACTTTTACTATTTTTACTTTTAGGTTTAATTGTGATTTTTGTTGTTTGTAGTTGTAAAAAAAAAGAACAATACGCTGAAGTAAATATCCCCTATGGTGGTTCTGCTTATGCTCCTCATACTTTATCTAATCAAGTTAATAATGCCTTATTCGCTCAACCCCAATTTAGAGCTGACTTAGATCCTAGATCACAAAATCCTGATGTTAATGGTCAATTATGGGGTCAATCTGGACCTATGAGTATGCAAGCTAGTCCTATAGCACCTGTAAGTTTTTCAGAAATGGGAGGTTCAATTCCTAGTAAATTTGCAGAACCAACAAGTTTAACCAGCCAACAAGCTAAAGAAATATTAGATCAACAAGTAGGAACAGCTACTCCTAAATATCAAGAAGCATCAGAAATAATGCCTACACCTGATATGTTAGGAGCTATGACTTTAGATCCTACTGATCCTAAAAATTTTATGTATGATAGAACTATATTTGCTAAATTGAAAAGAAGATATGGTAATGGTGTAGATTTCTTCCGTGGTGATATTCAAATTCCTCAAGAGAAAAGAGGCTGGTTTGATATTCGTCCTCCTCAAGAAGTCGATGTTGTCACTGGTTATTTCGATAACTACATTGATATTCAACAACAAACTGCTATTAAAGATTCAGTATTTGAAAGAAATATGTCAGCTAAAGATAAAACTGAAGATTCTATTAACATCTATGGTGATACTAGAAAATTGGTTTATGATGCTATCTAAATTATTTTTTAATTATATATATTTTAATAAATTATTTATACTTATTATTTAATAATAAGTATAAAAATATATAAATTTTTAATATTAGAGGATTAGAGGATTTATAAAATATCAATATCTTCATTTGATTCTTTTATTTTAGATTTTTTATCTCTAATTTTACTTTTGGCTAAGTCCTTATCAATACTTTTAGATTTTGTATAAAATGTCTTATCTTCTTTTTCTTTAATATCTGATTCATTAACTGTAATTGTTTTTGTCTTTGTTAATGATATATCATCTTTAATATTAATTACATCTATCATTCCTGTTCCAATTCTAGCTAATTTACCAACCATAATAGAAGCAGAAACACCGTCTAAATTATCTTTAGAGCCTCTTTCAGAAGCGATTAAAAAATTATCAAAAGATTGTTCAAAAGAAGCTTTAGCTAAAACACCAGCTTGTTCAACATCAATACCATAACGAGTAACAGGTTTTATATCACCAGAATAAGTCATAGAATTAATAAGAATATGAAGATGTTTTTTATTAATATCATCATTCATAACTCTAGAGAATTCAATATCTAAAAAAGATTTAACAGCTTCAATACCAAAAATTTCTTTTAAGTCCCAAATACTATTACTAAAAGTAGAATTTATTTTTTTAAAATCAATGAAAGGAATAAACATTAAATCTTTTAAATTAGTGCCAGAAGTTTTAATAAAATCATTATTTTGATTATATTCACAATCTTTAATATTTTTGATACCAGAAACTTTAATATTTAAAATTAAAGGTAATTTAAAATTTTTAATAGTATAAATTAATTTAGAATCATTATCTTTCAATTCATCTAAAATTTCAGTTTCATTAATAGATGTATTGATATTTTCTCTAATATTATCAATTTCTAAATCTTCATTTAAAATAAGTTCTTTTTCAGTTTCATCAATATTTAATTCTAACTCATCATCTTTATCAACAAAATTTTTATTTAGATTATTTGTTTTATTAATAAAATTTTTATCTATCTCTATTGGATTCACATAATTTATATATTTTTTTTCAAGTGTTTTTTTCTGTTCTATTTCACTATCTATTTCTGATTCAATTGTTTCTTTAATTTTATCAACATCAAAATATTCATTAAACCAAATATCAATAATACCGATATTATCAGGGAAAAATACACATTTAACTTCATCATCAAAATTCATAATTTCATTAGCAATTAATTCAAGAGATTTTCTACAGTTAAAAATGGTATTAACATTAAAATATAAACGAACATACCATTTTTTATTTTTAGGTAAAGTAAAATAAAAAGTTTCAAAAAAAGAATAATAATTTATTTCATAAGAATTCATATTCATTTTATCACTTATTAAAGGTTTTTTATTTTTATCTAAACAATCTTTAATAGAATAAAATTTAATATAACTTTCACATATTTTTTTATATCTATATACTTTTTTATAATTTTTTTTATATTTATCAATTACTTCTTGATTCTCATTTGATAATTTATTTGGTATATTAATTTCATCATCATTTAATATAAACATATCATTTATATCTTCTGTAAAATATATCTTATCTAATGGTGTCTTCATATCTTTTAATTTTGTTGCATTTAATAATTCTGTTAATCTTTCTAAACCACTTGTTTCTGCTGCTTTATTTTGTCCAGATGAATGAAATGTATTTAATTGAGCTTGAGTAGATTTTTCACCAATAGATGAGGAAGCTATACAACCTACCATTTCACCAGGATTAATTTTAGATAAATAAAATTGTTTATAAATTTTATTCTTTAAATCATCAATACAAGAAGGATAAATAGAAATATCACTTAATTGAAGTATTATATCATTTTTAATATTTAGATAAATATTAGATGCGATATCATCAGGTATATTATTATCAACTTTAATAATATCAGTGATATAATCAATTTCTTCTTTAGTAAGTTTTCTCATTATAAAGATATAATGTAATATAATATATAAAAATTAATATTTAATTTAAAAAATCATTTAAATGATTTTTTTATATAAATTAAATAAAAATATATATTTGATATATAGAATAAAAAATAAATAAAGATGATTAGAAATAATGTTTATAATTATGAATTAAATAAATTTAATGATTTAAGAGTTACAGCTATTGAATTATTAAAAAAATTTAAAATAAATAATGAAAAACAAGTTGAAACAATCATTTATGAAAATTCTAAAAATAAAGATGAATATTTTAGAATGTTAAAATATTTATTAGGCGCTATTGTATCCACTGATATGTCTATTAACAAAAATATTAAATTAAATACTATTATTAATGATATAATATCTAAAAAAATTGATTTTGATAAAGATAATATATTTAAAAATAATGATCAAGAATTTAGACTTGAAATTAATAAATTATTAACTCCTATTAATGTAGTTGAAGGTATACAATGTAAAAGATGTAAATCTAAAAATACTATTAGCACTGAGAGACAAACTAGAAGAGCAGATGAACCTCCAACATTATTTGTCAAATGTTTAAATTGTGGATATGAATGGAGAGATTAATAATTATATAAAAAGATAAATATTTTATTTTTAACAAGATAAAGATTTAAAAACTAATTAAATATTTAATAAATATTTAATTTAATAAATGTCATTTAATAATGAAGATAATCAAATGGATGCATTATTTATAGGACATGCAGGTTTAGGTGATAGTTTAAATATGATAGGAGCATTAAGATTTATGTCATATTATTATAAAAATGTATATTTTGTAGTAAAAGAGAAAAATTTATTACAGATAGAACCATTTTTTAAGGATACGAATATTATATGTTTATCATATGAATATAAAGATATGTGGTCAGAAGTTATTGATATATTAACTTTTGTAAGAGAATTTGATAAAAAAAATGCTGATATTTTTATGTTAGGAGATTTTAGAAAATATTATATAGGTAGAATAGTAAATAAATCATATATTAATGGAGTAAATAATTTTAAAAGATCAATATATGAAGGAATAGAAGAAATAAAATTTGATCATGATATGATAGTATTAAATGATTATTATTTTTTATATCGTTTTTATGATATGATAGGAATGCATTTAAATATATATTTTGAATATTTTGATTTTGGGGATAGTAAAAATTCAGAAATATATTATAATAAAATAAAACATTATAAAAGAATAATATTTACACAGACAAAAACAAGTGAAAATATATGTTTATCAATAAATAATTTAATAAATAAATATATTAATGATAGTGAATGTATTATAGTTTGTAATGATGAAAATATATATGAAAAATATGATTATTTAATTGAAAATAAAGATGAAGGTAATATAAAAAAAGAATTAGTAAAACCATATATATTAGGATGTATGATTGATTATAAAGATTTAATTTATAATTCTAATGAAATATATATTTTAGATTCATCATTTACTAGTGTTATTTTACCATCATTAAAAACTGGTAAATTAAAAGCAGAAATAGTTAGAATTATAAATAGAAATAGAATAAATGAAGTAGAATTATAATTTAAATCTTTTTTTATAATCAGCAATAGAAGCTCTTAATGTTTTTTTATTCCATAAAATATATAAACTTAACGCTCCTCTACTTTTTGGATCTTTCCAATTTTCCCTTGATTTATGTCTTTGAATATACCTCTTTTTTCTTTCATCATTTTTATGAAGTGTATAATCAGAGTAGCCAGTTGCCCCGAAGTCAGTATGTGTTCCATCGCTAAAAACAGCTCTTAATTTTTTAGAAGGGATAGGAGATTTTTTAATACTTACTAATTTTAATTTTTTACTTTTAGTTTTAGATCTAATTCTAGTTTTAGATTTAGATTTAATTTTAGATCTTGATCTCATTATTATATTAATATGTAAATATAAAAATAATATTTAAAAATATTAAATCTATGATATATGATTAAAAATTATATATCATCTTTTTTAATTACCATATTTAATATGAATTCTAAAGAAAAAATAAATTTATCATCTTCTATTAAAAGACAAAAAATACCGAAAGCATTAAGAGAACAAGTATGGATAAAATATTTTGGTAAAGTCTATGAACATAAATGTTATATTAAATGGTGTAAAAATAAAATTAATGTATTTAATTATCATGTAGGTCATAATATACCATTATCTAAAAGAGGAACTACAACTATAGATAATTTATATCCTATATGTGATAGATGTAATTTATCAATGAATGATAAATATACTATAGAAGAATGGAATAAATTAAATGGTTATAGTAAATTTAGTTGTATGATATTATGATTTGAAATGATTTATATTATTAATAAGAATAATACTTAAATAATTAACAGAATCAATATTAGTAGAGATATTATTTATATTATTATCTATATAATCATCTTCAAAATATTCATATGTATTAGATTCTTCTTTTACAATACCAATATATATATTATTTTCTTTACTTATAACTTGTTCATATTTATATTCATCAAATATTATATCTTTATTATTAATATCAACTATTCTATCTTCATCAAATATAATATATTTTATATTATAATCATCAATAATAGATATATCTTTATATAATTGATTATATATTGAATTATTATTAATATTTTTAGTAGTTATCATCTTATAATTTAACCAATTATAATTACATAATATAGCTTTTTCAAGAATACTATGTCTAATGATTAAAAGTAATTTATTATTAAATAATTTATCATTTTGATAGAAGAAAACAGGCTCATTAGATAATTTATAATGTATAATATAATCAAATTTTTTATAATTATTATATAATTGTAAAGAGGAATTATTTAACAACATAAATTTATTACTAAATGTAAAATCTCTAATATCTTTATAAAAATTAGGAATATAATTATTTTTATAATAATTTAAAATATAAAAATAATTTTTATTCAGTTCAATATAAAGTTGATAAATTAATCTAATTTTACATTCTTTATTAGGAATAATTATTTTTTTAGTAGATAAATCATCAGATTTTTTATCAAATAAAATAGAATTTAAATTTAATTCTCTATTAAAATTAAATTGTTCTTGTTTATTTGAATCAAATTTAAAATGTAAATTATAAAAAGAAGAATCAATAATAAATTTATCATTTAAATCAATAAGTAATTTATTAAAATCATTTTGAAATATAAATAAATTATCTCTAAGTAATAAAGATATTAAATAAAAAGAATGACTTAATAATATTCTTGATAATTGTTCAAGAAAAATATAATTTTGTAAATAAGAATAATTATTATTACAAATTATATTAGTTGGAGCTATAGTATCATTTAATTTATAATTAAAAATTTTAAATTGAGATAATTTTAATTTTGTATTTGTATTACAAACAGGAAAATATAAATGAATAAATTTAGAATAAAAAGAACTATTATTTTTAAAAGGAATTTTTACAATAATACCATAAATAATATTATTTAATTTAAATAATTCAATATAATCAGTTAGATCTTCATAATTTAAAAACTGAATAATATTATCAAAAGTATGTTTACTAATATCTCCTTTTATATTTTTATTTATATTAAATATATCTAATAAAGTTATATCTTCATCTCTTTTAATATTAAAAGAAGGAATAGGATCTATTAAACAAGTTAAACCATTATCAAAAAATAATTGTCTAATATAACCATTATAATCATCACTTTGTTGACTAACAACTTTAGTTTTAAAAGATAGATCAATATTTTCAATAGGATAAATAGAATAATAAGAGTTTAATATAGATTGAATTAAAGTATTATCTTTTTTATAATTAAAATAATAATTAGTAATTTTATTTAATTTAACAGAATCATTAACAATTACTTTACATATTAATTCATATTGAGGATATTCATAAGCATCCATTTCACCTCCAGTTGATTCAAAAAGAAAAACGTAATTTTGATCAAAATTAGAGTTAAATCTATCCATATGATTTAAAATAATTTTACTTTTATAGAATTCAGAACATAATGAACCATTAACAAATAAATCAATATTTAAACAAAAAATAATAATTTTACAATTAAAAATTTTTTCATAAATAGGTAATAACTTTTTAGCATCTAAAAATTTATTATTATCAATAATGTCAATAATTGTATTTTTATCAAAAAAAGTATTAGTCGCTACATTATCCATAGCCATCTGTTTTATTTTCTTTTTAATATTATTTTCTGAATATTCTAATTTATTTATACCTTTAGAGAAAGCTTCAATAAGACATAATAAACTACTAGATTTACTTTTATTAACACTAACTCTTAAATATTGATAATCATTAATAAATAGATTAAGATCAGATAATTTAAATAAGAGATCGATATCATCAGGTAAATAAGCATATCTTTTTTTATTATCTTGTGAATAAATAGTATTTAATTTAACAGGTTTATATAATTCAGTAGTAGTTTTCAATTCATCTTTTAATTTTAATTGTTCTAATGATTTTAAATTTTCATATTGATCTCTATAAGTATTTCTATTTTTTTGAGAGATAGAGAAACAACAAGGTAATAAAGGATATTTAGATTTATTTTCTAAAGTTTTATTAATTTTTAAACCAACATATTTTTCTTTTTCATAATTACAAATAAAATAATTATCACTATTATATGGAAATTTCATATAATCTTGTTCTGGATTTTTCTCTAAATGTTCTTTTAACTCTATTTCATTTAATAATTTAGGTTGTATTTTTAATTGACATATTTTACGAGCATAACCAGATTGAAAAATTTCAGGTAATAATTTAGTTAATTTATCTTTATCAGGAATAATTTTTTTATAAGGTTCAATTTTTTTAAGTCTATTTGAATTATAAAAATCAATATAATTTTTAAAATATTTAGATGTATCTTTAGGATCTTTATCTTTAATAAAAAGATTTCTTAAAGATTTTTCTTTATTTAATAATAAACAATATCTTAATACATCAAAATAATCTATTCTTTCATTTAATGATAATATATCTTTTTTAATTATATTTTTAGCTTGTTTTAAAGGAGTTCCATTATTTAATAAATAAAATAATTTAGAAGAAAATAAAAGTAATTTAGTATTCATAAAATAAATTTTAGTATTAGGAATATTTTTAATATAATTACATGCTGGAAAACAAAATTCAATTTGAACTTCTTTATTTGTTTTTCTAATATTATTTTTTTCAAATGTTTGAAAAATATTAAAACAATCAAGTCTTAATTTATAATCTACTTGATCTAATATTTTATCATAAGATGGTGTTTGAAATAAATCATTAACAGAAATATTATCATTATAACAACCAGTAAAAATATTATCTAAAGTTCCATAACCAGTATATCTATCTAATTCAGAATATTTAATATTTTCTTTAGTTAAATAAGTATTTTCATCTTCATCAGGAACAATATCTATGATTTCGTTAGTATCAGGATCAACATAATATAAAATCCCATTAATTTCTTCAATAATATAATAATCTTTATCTTCAATTTGTTGTTCAGACATTATTATAATATAATAATATAATATTATATTATTATATTTAGTTAAATTTTTGTTTACTTGATTAAAAAAAATCTAATTTAAATTATATCATTTTCATTATATAATTTTTCAATTATATTTTTATTTACATTATCATATGTATATTTATATAAATTTCCCCTCTCATTTCTCTTTTTATCTTTATCATTTAATTTATCTTTTAAAATATTAAATTGTTCTCTAACTCTATAAAAATCTGAAAATGGTAATAAAAATAATACTTCATCTTGTTTTTCAGTCTTCTCATTATTTTGATATATAATTCCAGCTCCATCATTATCTAACTGTATTTCATCATATTTAGGAAACATATCTTTAATAGGAGATTCATCAGATAACATTAAAAAACGTAAAGATTCAGGTAATAATTTATTACTAGTAGGTGGTAATACACATAATAATTGTTCTATAGGTGTTAATGGTTCTACATAATTAAATTTATAATTTATATCTTCAGGAAAATATTTATATAAATCACTTAAAAATGGAGCATAATGATAAGGATAAAACCAATTATAAGTAGGAATTTTATAAAGATAGTATTTAAGAACAAATAACATACCTTTAATATATTCATTAATTAAATTTTTAATGTCAAAGGTTAATCTATCTTTATCGATATCATTTTTATCTTTAATAATATCTTTTTGATTAGAAGTTTTATCAAAAGAAAAAGATTTACCAAATAATAATTTATTAGTATAATAATCAAATTTATAATTATCTAAATCTAAAATATAAGATCCAGTTTGTGTTAATTTAATATTATTTTTTAATAATTTATAAGGAACCATATTTTTTTTAGTAAAATCTTTAATTATATTATCTTCTTCAAATTTAGATAATTCAATAAACAGTTGTTTTAAAGAATTACTATTAATAATGATATCAGTATTATCAGAATTTCTTTGAGTTAAAAATCCATATTTAGATACTACATTTTTGTAAGAATTAAAAAGATCTTCAATATTTTCTCTAGTATGTAAATGAGGAATATGAGGTAAAAAATCATTACCAATCATCATAATATATAAAATGAAGTCTTCAATAGCATTATTTTTTTGTTCATCAAATTCAATAATAGTATATTTATTTTGATTATAGACATCAATGATAGGTTTATTTATATTTTCTTTTATTTTAGATAAATCATTTTCATTTTTATTATTAATAGTAGGTAGAATTCCTACTTCTTCTAAAATATATTTTTTTAAAATATCTAAATCTGCAAATAGATAATCATAATCATAATATACTTTTTCATAATTCTTATCTATTGGTCTGAATATATACATATTATTTCTTCTTAAACCTAAAGCTAATAAAAACAGATCTGCATCAGGACTTATAATAGATATTGATAATTGAATAGGTAATTTTCTAATAAAATGAATTAATTTATGTTCACCTTCACCTACATTTTTATGATCATTATAAATAACATTTAAATCTTTCCATTCATTTTTCATTTTGATTTTAATATAATCTTTAATTTTAATAGATAAACCGTCTAAAAAGTCAGTTCCTGGAGTAATACAATTTTTATCAAATTCATCATCTTTTTGAGAGATATTTCTAAATCTTCTTTGACGTTGTTGAGTTTGTTTAGACATACCTGCTACACCGTCAATAACAAAATAAATCATTTGTTTAGGATTATTCATTTTAACATTAGAATCAATAATTTCAATAGTTTTATTATAAACTTTATTATTAAATTCATCTAAAGAGATTTTTTTAGCTTTAGAAGGTCTTAATAAAGATACTTTATTTTGAGATTTTAATTCTTCTTGAACTTTATATAAAGCATTATAAATAATAGGATTAATTTCAAAAGTTAAAACATCAATTTGAATAGATTCATTATTATAATTTTTAACAACATCAATAGTTTGATTTAATTTAATAGGTAAAATAAAATTTTTAATTTTACTTTTAAAAAATGCGAAAAAGCCTTTGATACCCATTTTAATTTATATAAATGAGATAAATATAAAATGAATTAATTAATTATAATTAAATTAAATATTATTAATCAATTATTTAAATATTTTTATATTAAAGAACTTAGTTCTTTTTAATGATACCAAAATAAATCAAAAATCATTTTATAATCTAAATTATTCTGATATAGTGATATAAATTCTTTAGTTGATTTCATTTTTCTATTTTCAGTCATAGAATAAAAATATCTATAAGGATTAGTTTCATTATTACTATAATTATTTTCTTTTATCCACATTTCATAATTTAGTTTAGGTATAACTGATTTTTCTAATAATAGATATATATAATTATTACTAATAGCATAATCATAATCTAATTGATTACAAAAATAATGAGTAATTTTAGACATATCTTTATTTATATCCATACTATTAAATTTGTATATAGATCCACATATATATAAATATTCATAATTATAGTTATTATTTAACTCAAATAATACAGAACCGCCTAATTTATTTCTAAATAATTTATTATATGTTATTCTAAGTATATAATTTTTAAAACCAGGAAATCGGTCATAATGTCTAGTCTTATTTTTAGAAGGAGGATCGACAGAAATAATATCATCAATAATTATACCATCAGTATTAATTTGATTTTTAATATTTTCTATTAAATTATTTTTATTTAATTTAACTAAAGGGTTACCGTTTATATCTTGATCTTCACTAAAAAAATTATTTGATATAGTAATAACAGCATAATTATATTTAGGAATTATATATACATTAAACATATCTCCTCCATTATGTTCTGTTGTATACATAACAATATCTTCATTTTTAATATTAACATTTTTATTTAATAAAGTTTGTTTTATATTTTTATTATAAGGATCTTTATTTTCATTTATTTTAGAGTTTAATTTATAATTAGATATCATTTTATTATAAGAATCTAATTTATTCTTTAATATACTTGATTGATTACTTCTTTTTATCCATTTACAAATATTATTTTTATTAGGTTTAGATATATATAAATTACCATCATTACCTCGTTTAGTTTCATTACAACATTTATTAGCGGAGTAAGGGGGAGAATTTCTAGTTATATATTTTTTAGATGTTTTTCTAATACAAGAACCATAACCTTTTATAGATTTTAATTTATATTTTTTACTTTTTCTATATCTTTTATAAGATCTTTTTTTAGATTTCTTATAAGATTTTGTCATTTAATATTTATATTAAATAACATAAAGATAAATATTTTTAAAATTAAATATTATTCTTCTTTTCTTGAATAGAAATATGTTGTATAATTTTGTTTTCATCATATGTAGGAATATGATTAATTCTTTTAGTTTCACATATAATAGGATAAACTATAGGATATATTTTATTATTTTTTTTAAAAGGAGAACACATATACATATTATTAAAAACTATTTTTAAAATTTAAACTATTTTATACTTTTACATTTTAAACTCTTTTTCAAATGGATTATATATCCATATTTCTTTTGGATACCATACTTTGTTACTTTTATATATAAATCCATTTCCTAATAAAATATTATCAATAATTTTATTGTTTTTAATTTCATTTATTAGAGGAAATCTAATAGCTAAAATATCTTTATTATTATTATTTAATTGATTAATTATATCATCTATTTGTTTATTATATGGCAAATGTGTTCCTAGAAATATAATACGTTCTTTATTTTCATCCCATAATTTATTATATGTTTCATAATCTTTATCTGTTTTTTCATAAAAATATTTAACTTCTATAATCATTTTAAATTATAATAATAAAATATTATAATTTTTAACCTTAAAAGGAAATATTAAATTAAAAATATATTTTATTAGTAAAATATATTTTAAGAGCATATGTAACAAAAAAACATAAATTCTTCAATCTTAACTTTCTCTCTAGTTATCTTTGGTAATGATTTATATAAATATTTAATATTATCATAAAATTCATTATAGAATTTATAATAATCATAATAATCAATTTTCTTATTCTTATTCATTTTAATCAAATTTTAAATTTTAATATATAAATAACACATCTTTAATTTAACTTAAAATTAATTTTTAGGAAGTAAAAATCTATTTTGAATAATTATCAACATAATATTTATTTAAACCACTATATTCAAATATAATATGTAATAAAATAGCTGATATAAACATTAATGATATATATAATATCATAGGTTTATATGAACTATATTTAAATACATATTTTAATAATAATTTACTAATAACTAATAAAATAGTATATAATAACACTAAACAAACAGCAGTAAAAACACCTTCTAATAAAACTTTATGAAATTCTTTCATACTCAGTTAATATATTAATATTAGAAAAGAAAATTAATTTTTCTTTAAGAAAAATCGATTTTTCCTTTGGAAAAATTAATACTAAAATAAAAAATTATTTTATTTTCATTTTATAAAATAAAATAAATGGAAATTTATGATACTATTAAAAATAAAATTAATAATACATTTTGGATTTCTTCTTTAAATACTAATAAAATTACACAAATTGTATTTCCTGATGGTTATACCTTAAATAATAAATTTATATATATGGGTTATGGTTTAGAATTAATACCTTCAATGAATTATTATGCATCAACAAGTTTTTATGATATACAAATAGGTTTAGATGGTAAATTATATTTACCAGAAAGACATTCTATATCTATAGATGAAAATATGATAAAATTCTCTAATGGAGAAATTTGGAATAGAATTAAAAATATACCTGTTAATACATCTACCGATTATTTAAATCTACAAAATATTTATAATTTAAATAAAAAAGATACTACTTATCTATATAATAAAATGATGCCTATATATGGTTCACATGCTACAGTTAAAGGTCAACATTTACCTCAATAAATTAAAATAAATTAAAAAAAGATTTTTTATTATCATTATATCTATTCATTCTACTTAATACTTTTTTATCTATATATTTATATATTATTGCAAATAATATACCAGTTATTATACCTCCATAAACTTGTTTATTAGTATGACAATTTAATTTAACTCTAGATATAGGCATTGTTATTTGAAAAAATAATGTTACTATTAAAAATGGAATAATTTTATTTTTAATCTCTTTATTACTTGAATCTATATATTCAAATAAAATTATAAAAAATAAAAATGTAGCTGCTGTTGTATGTCCAGATGGAAATCCAGGTTTATTAGAATAATCACCTCCTTTATTAAATAAATTACAATTATAAGCATTAGATGGTCTATTATTTAAATTATCATCATAAAGAGAAGTAATGTGTTTAGATCTTTTGATGAATTTAACAGAAAAAGTAATTATAATTGAAAATAAAAATAAAGAAAGAGTATATATATTTTTATATAATACACTAATAATAAATAAAAATAAGAGAGAAAGAAATTGATATAATGATATATAATGATATATTGAATAATTGTTCATTATTGATTTAATTATTTAAAAGATTTAAAAAAATTATTTAATCTATTAATCTCTTTATCATTATAATATTCTAATTCTTTTATATCTATCTTATATTCATATCTGTCTATATTATTTAATACATCTTCTACTTTATCTATTATTTTATCATAATTACTAAATATTACTTTATCTAATATATAATCATTAATATTTATTTTATCTTTACTTATATTCTTATCTAGAACACTTTCATTATCTAAACTATTTTCAGATATAACAATTTGAGAATTAAATATAGGTATAGAACATCTAGCAAATTCAAAAATTTTATAATCATTATGAGCATGTATATTAAGTAAGATTTTAGAAGATAAAATTTTATTATATTTATCTTTAAAATCATAACAATCATTAATTATATTAATTGTATAACCTTTATTTTTTAATTGATCAATAATAAATGATCTTCTTTGTGTTAAAGAACCTATAAAACTAATATCATATATTTTATTTAAATTATTATTTTCAAATAACATATTTTGTTTATCAAATAAAATAGGGAAAAATATAGAATAACAAGAAGGATTTATATTTTTTAATAATTCAATATTATATAAAGAATAATCAAATATTGTATAATTATAACTTAATTTAGATATTAATTCAATCCATCTTTTAATAGATAATTGTTCTGTATTATAAATAAAATTAAAATTTTTAAAATCATAAGAACAAATATTTTGAAGATGAATATTAAATTTATTTTGATTATTTATATTATCTTCATTTATATTATCTTCATTTATATTAGATGATGAACAATTCCTCGATATAAGATTTATAGAGAGAATAAATTCAGGAAAATATTTTTTATGAATAGAATCAATAATATTTAACATATAATATTATTTTTTAATAATATTATATTTATTTTTTTAGATTATGTTTAATTAATTATTTTATTATTTGGATCATCATTTATATAACTTATTTGATCAATCTGATCTATTATAGTAAATGGAGGTCCAATTGTAATAGCGCTATTTCTGATATAATCAATTATCCAATCTATAGGAAGATATTTTAATTCATTTAATGAACAATAGTATAAAATATATTCAAGTCCTATTCTATTAATTAAAAAAGCATGAGCTCTATGAGCTTGTCTAACATGTAATAAATTATTATTAATAGGTTGTAAATTTTTCATACCAGTATCAT